TGGAGACCATTCAACCGGAGACTTTTATAAGAATGCTGAAGAAGCACTTATTATGTTAGTTGACGCAGATGATAGGTTATCAGCCTTAGATAAGTATTTTGACACTAAAGGACAACTAAATGGGTAGTTCAGTATCGAAATATTTAGAATATGCACCCTTAGGCCATTTTGGTAATAATGCAACAGAATTAGTGTCTGAAGAAAAATACTCAGAAACAAATAATACAACAATTTCATTTCCAAAAAATACAAAAATGAGCGATAGAGAAATTATGAATGCAAAACAAGGTAAAAAAGAAGATACAGCAATTTTACATTTTGAAGAACAATACCCTGAACTATCAGAAGAATTCCAGAAAATACAAGAGGAACAGTATGAAATGTTTGCTCGTAAGCACCTAGACTATGGCTTAAACAACATAGCATTAGGCGGAGATATCGTTAATAATAGCGATGATAAACAATTCTCACTAACTGGGTTATGCATTAGATTAACCGATAAAATTTCACGTTTAAAAAATCTATTAGTTAATGGTAGATCATTTGTTGAAGGTGAAGGTATGGAAGATACTTTTATTGATATAGCCAATTATGGCATCATTGGGCTCTTAGTTGGGCGCGATAAATGGAAAAAATAGTTTGGCGAAAAAACTCCCAAAAATAGTAAAGGAAATAAGGAATAACCCACCTTCACCGTTAATTATGCATATCAAAAGAATATATCATATTCTCAGATGTCTATATTTAGAGGATGCCCTCATAGGTGGAAACTTCAGTATAAAGATAAAATTAAACGATTTACATCTTCTATACATACTGTTTTTGGAACTGCCGTCCATGAAGCAATGCAACATTATTTAGATGTAGCATATGAAAAATCTTTTGCAGCTGCCGATAGAGATATCAACATGGAAGAATATTTTCAAGAAGCATACATAGGTGAATATCAAAAACAGTACAAGTCAAACAAATCAGAACATTTCTCAGATGCGGCAGAAATGAGAGAATTTTTTGATGATGGTATTGCTATATTGGATTGGTTTAAGAAAAAACGTAGTAGATATTTTAGTAAAAAGGGTACGTATTTAGTAGGTTGTGAAATACCCATTGTAGTAGCACCAAATAAAATGTTAAATAACGTATTATATATGGGGTATCTTGATGTTGTCACATATCATGAAGAAACAGAGACATTTAAAATAATTGACATAAAAACCAGCACTAATGGGTGGAATGATTATGCTAAAAAAGATGAAAATAAACAATTCCAACTATTACTTTACAAACAATATTTCTCAGAACAATATGGAATACCATTAGATAAGATTGAAATTGAATTTTTTATTCTTAAAAGGAAAGTATTAGATCCTGATGATGAAAACTTAATGTCACCATATCAAGCATATAGAGTACAACAATTTACACCACCAAGTGGTAAAATTAAACTATCAAGAGCAAAGAGTGCTATTAATGATTTTATTAATGAATGTTTTAGTTCAAGTGGAAAGATAAAAGAAGCAGATTATCACAAATCTCCATCTAAATGGAATTGTAATTTCTGTCCTTATAGTAAAGATAAAGAATTATGTGGAGCCGGTGAACATTTTTCGTAGGTTCCCATATATGTATATATAATAAAATAATGTTTTAATAAATAAAGACTATGAGTAATACAAAAACCCAAACTTTAACTAGTGTTAAGGTTCAAACCCCCTTATTTGAGGAATTTAAGATTGAATGTGTAAAACGTAAATTTTCATTTCAAAAACTGGCCGATCGTGCTTTATTTTTATATCTTACAGATGAAGATTTCCGTAAACAAATTACTAACCAAATCAATTTAAATTTAGATGCCAATAACTAAAAATTTTAAACATATACCTCAGGATAAAAGAAAAAAAATACTCTTAATATGTGATGATATTAGAGTTCATTCTGGGGTAGCAACTGTAGCTAAAGAAATTGTAACCCATACTGCCAATCATTTTAATTGGGTACAAATAGCAGGAGCTATAAAACACCCTGAAAAAGGTAAAGTTTTAGATTTATCTAAAGATACTAATGATTTATTAAAAATAAACGATTCTAATGTAAAACTATATCCGGTTGATGGTTATGGTAATGAACAAATTTTAAGAGAAATTTTACAAATAGAAAAACCAGATGCTGTAATGTTATTTACAGACCCAAGGTATTTTCAATTTATTTTTAGAATGGAAGCTGAAATTAGAAAACAATGTCCTATTACTTATCTTAACATATGGGATGATTATCCAGCTCCAATGTATAACAGTGCTTTTTATGAGGCTTGTGATTTGTTAATGGGTATTTCAAAGCAAACTGTTAATATAAATAAGTTAGTGCTAAAAGGTAAAGAAAAAAATAAAATATTTAAATATTTACCACATGGTAAAAATTCCAATTTATTTTACCCTTTAAGTAATAAAGAAAAAAAATCAAAAGAATTTGTAAGTTTTAAAAAACAAATTTTTAATGGTAAGGATCCTAAATTTGTTGCTTTCTTTAACTCTAGAAATATAAGAAGAAAACAAATACCTGACACTATGTTAGCCTTTAGAGAATTTTTATATTCTTTACCTAAAGAAGAAGCAAAAGATTGTTATTTAATTTTACATACTGAAGCTGTAACAGATCATGGTACTGATTTGTATAAAGTAAAAGAATATTTATTTGATGAACATTTCCCTGACCAAATAATTTTTAGCCATTCAAAATTACCAGAAGAGGGTCTAAATTATTTATATAACATAGCTGATGTTCAGATGTTACTAACTTCTAATGAAGGGTGGGGATTAACACTTACAGAAGCTATTCTATCAGGTACTCCTGTTATTGCTAATTCAACAGGGGGTATGCAAGATCAATTAAGATTTGTTGATGAAAATGGAAAATGGTTTACACCCAGTGCAGATATCCCATCAAATCATAGAGGCACATATAAAGAACATGGTGAGTGGGCATTCCCCGTTTATCCTACATCTAACTCCATCCAGGGTTCACCTCCAACCCCTTATATATATGATGATAGATGTTCTTGGGAAGATGCATTTAAAAGATTACAAGAAGTTTATAATTTATCCCCTGAAGAGAGAGCAGCAAGAGGTTTAAAAGGTAGAGAATGGGCTGTTAGTGATGAAGCTGGTTTTACTTCTGAACATCAAGCTAATAGATTTGTAGAAGCTTTTGATGAACTTTTTAAAACATGGAAACCAAGAGAAAAATATGAATTAGTAAATGCTAATGAATATAAAGGAAAATTTTTAAATCACAAAATAATATATTAAATGAATAAACCAGTTTTTATAATTAGTTGCCCTTTCGATACTTATAGTGGTTATGGTGCACGATCTAGAGATATAGTTAAGGCCATAATTGAATTAAATAAATATGATGTAAAATTGTTACCCCAAAGGTGGGGGTCTACATCATGGGGTTTTTGTAAAGCACACCCTGAATGGGAGTTTTTACTAGAACATTCGATTCCTAACTTAACTTCCAAACCTGATATTTGGATGCAAATAACCATCCCAAATGAATTCCAGCCTGTTGGTAAATATAATATAGGATGTACCGCAGGTATAGAATCGGATGCATGCAAACCAGAATGGATTGAAGGCTTAAATAGAATGAATATAAATTGGGTTTCTTCAACCTTTGCTAAAGATACCTTTGAAAAAATGGTTTTTGACAAAAAATCTAAAACAAATAACCAAACCATAGGAATTATAAAATTAGAAAAGCCCATTCACGTAATATTTGAGGGTGTAAATCTAGACATATACAAATCTTTAAAGAAATCAGAATTAAAAACATTTGATTTTAGTAATATTAAAGAGGATTTTTGTTATTTATTTGTAGGACATTGGATGGTTGGTAATTTTGGCCATGACCGAAAAAACGTTAGTCTTTTAGTAAAATCATTTTATGAAACATTTAAAAATAAAAAAAATAAACCTGCTCTAATTTTAAAATCATCTACAGGGGTAGCAGGTTATATGAGTAGGGATGAAATTTTAGACAAAATTAAAAATATTAGAAAATCTATTAACTCAAAAATATTACCTAATATATATGTCTTAAATGGTGAGTTTAATGATTCAGAAATGAATGAGTTATATAATGATCCTAAAATTAAGGCTATGGTAAGTCTTACTAAAGGAGAAGGATTTGGTAGACCTTTATTAGAATTTACTACAACAGGAAAACCTGTTATAGCTTCAGGCTGGTCTGGTCATATAGACTTTTTACATAAAGAATATTCTATTTTAGTACCTGGTGAGCTTGAATCTGTAGATGCAAGTGCGGCTAATAATTGGTTAATTAAAGAATCTAAATGGTTTAAACCCGATACCCGTTTTGTGGGACAAATATTTAGAGATACTTATGAAAAGCCTAAAGAATCTCAAAATAATGCTAAAAGGCAAAAATATTATACCCAAAAGAATTTTTCTTGGGAACATATGAAAGATTTAGTGGGTGTAACTCTAGAAAATAACTTACCTGAATTTGCTCAAAAAATGGAATTAAAACTCCCTCAATTAAATTTACCAAAATTATGAAATACGACGAATTAAAAGAATGTACTAGATGCGGTTCAGATGCTTGCTATACTCAAGAAGTAACTAAAGATATTAATATTGAAATGTGTTATGGGTGTGGTTTTCAAAGTAATAGTATAATTAAAAAAGGAAATGAATTTTTTAACCAACAATTCGAAAACCTCCCAGAATTGTATAAAGAATTAATGGATGAGGAAGAAGATACTGGTAAAATATGGATGCCTACTATCATTAATTTAAAAGATAAAGGTATGGTTTTTGCCGATGGGGCTAATAGAGACAATTGGAGATGGGCAGCAGTTAAAGCAATACCTGTAATTGAGGAAGAATTAGAAAAGTATAAAGGAGAAAAACATAGAGCCGATATGTCTACTATAAAACATTTTGAAGAACGTGGATTTATAGAAGCACTTTCATATATTGGTGTATTACCAGAATAAATGAAGATACTAGTTACTGGAGGGGCGGGTTTTATAGGTACAGCTCTAATTAAAAAATTATTAAGTGAGGGACATGATGTTCAATCTTTAGATAACTATGAAGTTGGGTCAATATCAAACCATCAAGACGATTGTTTTTACATGGCTAAGGATATAGAAGATATAGGAGAAATGGCTAATGATTTTGACTTAATATACCACCTAGCAGCATTATCAAGAATACAACCATCATTTAATAACCCAGAAGAAACATTTAGAGTTAATACTATTGGTACCCAAAAGGTATGTGAATTCGCTAGATTATCGGGAGCTAAAGTTATATATGCTGGTTCTTCTTCTAGATGGNATAACCCATATCAATCACCTTATGCCGCATGTAAACACATGGGAGAAGAAGCATGTAAAATGTATAAAAAAA